TTCTTCGGTTCTGAGGTTTGCGAGAATACTATCAGGAACACGGCAGTGAGGCTGAAGAAGATGAATGCCGGAGCATGGGAGGTTGACAAGAGGAGGAATCCGGTGGGATTCATCGTCACCAGAACGGCATAGCCATGAAGGAGGAGATGGGAGTCCTGACAGCTCATGAGGTCAACAAGCTGATGAGGAAGCTGTCGAGAGAAAGGGCCAGGGTGATCAGGGAGTTCGTGACGAGGGCATATGCGCTGGAGATAGGGGAGGAGTTCTTCCAATGCCACTTGTCAGCCCTGCCGGAGCTTGAGGAGCTGAAGAGGCTGCTGGAGACCTCAACGATGACATTCTGCATATGGCAGACGATTAACGGAACGATAGTGAAAAGAGAGGCGTGAGAGTGAGGAGCAGGATACCATAATAGATTTGTTGTGTGACAGGGGATGGCGAGTTGGCGCTCTCCATCCTCGCCAAGAAAGCCGGAAGAGTTCTTACAAGATGCCATTCCATAACAGGTTGCCCGGCTTGCCGGCATCTTACCGAATCCGATCCACGCCTCCCGTGAGCAAGCAGGCGGGAGGCACCAATTTGAAAGTTGTATCAATCAAAAGTATATCAATCATGAGTAACGAGTCAATCAAGAGAATCAACAAGGTGTGGAAGTCATTCCTGATCATCCTTGCGCTGGCAATCGGAATCGGAGCAATGCTCAAGAATCCTTGTCACCTCATCACTGCAGAAGTCATCCTCGCATGTGGATTTGAAAGTGAAATCGTAAGAAACGAAGAGTAATTATGACAGCAGTAAGACCGAATGTAAGTCCTGAAGGCAGGTATTCATTCAACGAGACATGCACATTGCTTGGCATCAAGTCACGCAACACTCTGAGGTCATGGGTGGCCCAGGGCCTCATCAAGCAGGGAACCAGAAGAACCAACGGCAGACCGTTCTTCCTCGGCTCCGAGATTCTTAAATGCTGGTCGGCAGTAAGCTAGTTGAGGGATGATAAGCGATGTTCGCAATATGGACTGCATGGAGTTCATGAAGCAGTTTCCTGACAAGTTCTTTGACCTTGCAGTCGTGGATCCTCCGTATGGGATAAACATGGATGGAGGAGTGATTGGCATATCAAGAAAAGCCAAGAATACTGCATACTCAATCAAAGATTGGGATAAGGCAGCCCCAGAAAAGTCATATTTTGATGAATTGATAAGGGTAAGCAAGAATCAGATAATCTTTGGAGCGAATCATTTCATCAGCCGTATTGCTTTGGATTCGTCTTGTTGGATTGTCTGGAACAAAGAGAATGGCAACAATCCTTTTGCCGACTGCGAGCTTGCTTGGACATCGTTTAAGACAGCAGTAAGAATGTTTACCTATCGCTGGCAAGGTATGCTTCAAGGCAACATGAAAGATAAGGAGATAAGGATACACCCAACTCAGAAACCGAGAGCTTTATATGCTTGGATCTTTGAAAATTTCACTAGGGGGGGGTACAAGATCCTAGACACTCACCTTGGCTCCGGATCAAGCCGAATTGCTGCTTGGCATGCTGGTCTTGACTTCTGGGGATGCGAGCTTGACAAGGAATACTTTGATAAGGCCAATGAAAGATTTGAGAAAGAGATTCATGGCGTTGAGGTGATCGACCAGCAGGTCATACAGCAACAGTCATTATTTGATTAACAACTATGAAGAAAGAATTTCGCTATTCATATGCCGGATGCTGCACAAATCCCAATGCGAATCACATAACCTACATGATAGGTGATGTCAGTGCCTCGGTATATACGGCATGCCATAAGGGGAAGTGGCTGGCAGGCTTTGAATGCAAGGTGGCCAGCAAGCAGCTCTGGAGGCCTTGCGCCATCGGATATCCGTCATTCAGTACGGAGAGAGAAGCGAAGTATGCAGCCTTCCAGGGGCTGATAGACATATTCTACTCATACCTTGACCTGCTCTATGGCATGGAATGGCAGTTCGGTGAAGATGACGAGAATCCTGCATATGAGCTGGAGGAGTGGATCGTCACCGACATCCAGAAGCTCAAGATCGAGCAGGCATACTATGATGAGGATGTAATATTTGAACTATGAAGAAGATCGGTCTCATAGATGTCGACGGTCATGCGAAGAAAAAGAGGTTCAGTGCGACAGTGTATCCTAACCTGGCATTGTGCAAGATCTCTGCATGGCATAAGGCGCAAGGAGATGAGGTTGTCTGGTATGAGCCGATGTACACAGGACACTGCGACAAGGTGTATATATCCAAGATGTTCAACTTCACTCCGGATGTGGACTTCTACATTGATGCAGATGAGGTTGTCAGGGGAGGAACAGGATATGATGTGCATTCCTCGCTGCCGGTTGAGGTGGACATGATGCAGCCGGATTATGAGATATATCCATTGCTGCCGAAGGATGTGGCGTACGGATTCCTGACAAGAGGATGTCCGAACAAATGCAAGTGGTGCGTGGTTCCGAGGAAGGAAGGAGCGATAAGGCCATACATGGACATAGACCAGATTGCGACTCCCACAAGGACCAAGATCATTCTGATGGACAACAATATCCTTGCAGCAGGAGACTATGCGAAGGAGCAGCTGCAGAAGATCATTGACAGGGGCTATAAGGTGGATTTCAACCAGGCTCTTGATGCAAGGCTGGTGACGGATGAGTTTGCCAAGCTGTTGGCGCAGATCAAATGGATTGAAAGCAGGATACGGTTCGGCTGCGATACTCCGGCTCAGATCATGGAATGCGAGAGGGCGATGGAAATGATAAACTCTCACGGCTATAGAGGGCAATACTTCCTCTACACCATGCTGAATGTCAACTTTGACGAATGCTGGCACAGGATTTCATATTGGTGGAAGAAGAACCAGGAGCTGGTTGCCCAGCATCATAAGTCAAGGGTGTATCCGTATGCACAGCCATACCGTGACCCTTACAATCCGTCAAGTCCGATACCACAGTGGCAGAAGGATCTTGCCAGATGGGTGAATAAGAAGATGTTGTTTGAAAAGATTCCCTTCTCGGATTTTGAACCGAGGAAAGGATTTAAATGTAAGGAGTATTTTAATGGCAATAATTAAATACCGTGTTGAGGCCAGAGGAGGGCTTCCGTCTACATCATACGAAGATGGCTCGGTCGGATCGACATGGCAATATGAGGAGGTCTACAATCCGTACAAGCCCGGCAAGCTCCTGACGAGGGAGCAGGCCCTGGAGATCATCGAGGAGAACAAGCTGGTGCTGGTGCATCATAACATGTTCGGCTGTGTGTGGGATGAACCACATGAGCCGATGTGGCAGGAATACAACGGCTGCTTTGGCCGGAAAAATAGATTATAAATTCTAAAGTTATGTCAAAGGAAAAATTTATCGTAAGATGCTATGGAGCTGGAGTGTTCTATGGCGAAATCGTAAGTCGTAATGGCCAGGAAGCTGAGCTTGCCGATGTCCGTCAGTTATGGAGATGGTCAGGTGCTGCATCACTCATGCAGCTGGCCAACGAGGGCGTGAAGAATCCGAGGGATTGCAAGTTCACTGTGGCTGTCGGCAAGGTCATCGTCACCCAGGTGATCGAGATCCTTCCATGCACACCGGAGGCAGTAAGGTCGATTGAAAGTGTCGAGCCATGGAGAGTGTAGATGACAAGATCCTGAAGTTCCTCAGCTATGGCTATGGCGATGGCTATGGCGATGGCTCTGGCGATGGCGATGGCTATGGCGATGGCGATGGCTCTGGCTATGGCTCTGGCGATGGCTCTGGCGATGGCTCTGGCTCTGGCGATGGCTATGGCTCTGGCTATGGCGATGGCTATGGCTATGGCGATGGCTATGGCTCTGGCTATGGCTATGGCTCTGGCTATGGCTCTGGCTATGGCGATGGCGATGGCTCTGGCTCTGGCTTAGAATCATACAACGGACAGCAGGTTCATGTGATCGATGGCGTGAGGACATTGATAGACGAGGTGAAGGGCAATTTTGCGAAGGGTCACATCATAAGGTCAGACCTGACTCTTGAGCCGTGCTGGATTGCCAAGGTGGGAGGGTGCTTCGCTCATGGAAAGGACATCCATGCAGCGCATATGGATGCGTTGGCCAAGTACCAGCGCAACACGCCTCTGGAGGAAAGGCTTGACAGCTTCATCAAGGAGCATCCTGACATGGATGCCAGGTATGACGGAATGGACTTGTTCAAGTGGCATAACATCCTCACGGGTTCATGCGAGATGGGCAGAAGGTCATTCTGCCAGGACCACTCCATAGATCCGGAAAAGGACAGCTTCACCGTTGAGGAGTTCGTCAGGATGACATGCCACGCCTATGGAGGCGATGTGATAAGGCAGCTTGCCGACCGTCTGAGTATAAAATTGTAAAAAACTGCCTCCTCGGATGGAGGAGGCTCATGCATATGATCAAGGACAGTGACTATACGGTGACATTGGCACCGATGAAGAAGAAGCTGAAGCTGAAGGGCCATGCGCTTGATCTCTTTGCCATCATATACGGATATTCCAAGGATGGCGAGAGTACATGCCGTGCATCTCTGACATATCTGGCCGAGTGGCTGGATACCGACAAGCATACCGTCAGCAAGGTCATAAAGAGGCTGGTGGATGCAGGGTATATCAATCGCATAGAATACCATCGTGGCGACATGAAATGCTATGAGTATGTGTCCAACTACGGTGCCATGCTGGCCAAGGCCGAGAGGGGAGAGCCGATGGGCCTTCCGACAGTGAAAAGGGTTGTCAAAAACACAACCGTTGTCAAAAACACAACCGTTGTCAAAATGACCCAAAAGGGTTGTCAAAATGACAACCAAACCGTTGTCAAAATGACAACCAATATACTAGAAAATAATATATATACTAATTTTTCTTCTTCTTCTATCGAACAACAAGAACAAGAAAAAAGAGATTTTTATAATGAATTTTTCTTTCGCAATGCTGCAGATCCGGCAGTTGAGGTGGAGAGGTTCATCGCATACAACGACTCTCTTGAATGGCGCAATTCCGAGGGTCGCACATATGAGACTCCTGAGAAGAGGATGGGGCTGGCAAGGCTCTGGAACTTCAAGCAGGAAGGACAGTGGGCGAGGCCGGACTATCTCAAGGGCGTTGAGGCCATCTACAGGACAGCCGTCAGCGAGAACATCGAAGGCGTTGAGGCCATCATCAACCACAAGGTGTTCATCACATGGGATGGCAAGCAGACGAGATGGCTATGGACGGTGACTCCGGAGGCTAAGGCATGGATCGAGGTGAACAGGGAGATGGTGTGCAGACATCTTGATCCGATGTTCGGAGGAAGAAGGGTATCATGGAATTTAATCAAATCATAAATCAATCATCAGCAATATGGGAAACTTGAACATTACGATTGACCTTACGAAGTTCCCAGGAGCAAGGGTCATGGACATTGAGGGAAAGACAATGACAAGGCAGTGCGTGGTCATCCCTATCGACAACAATGTAGGCACTGTGTGTGACGGTTACATCGGAAAGGACGGGAAGACGGGCCTTCCTACGACAAGATTTTTTGAGGATGTGAAGCTCAATGTCGTGGCGATAGAGCATCGCACGAAGAAGCACGGCATATCTCACGGCCTCAAGCCTTCGTTCAGTGCGGAGCATCAGTCCAGGATGACGGAGGAACAGCTGTACAACACTCCATGGGTGGGAACGGTCAAGCCATGGGGAGGCGTGAAGGAGCGCAAGGATGACATCGGTGATCTGCCGGAGGGTGATGACGACAAGAACTGGTAGCAATGGTGGACGAGGAAATCATCATAGAGCAGGAGTTCATCGATGCTGCCAAGGCAGAGATGCTCAAGAATCCGAAGCTGCAGCCTTGCCAGCTCTGCATGCACTACGATCCGGAGAATCATTGGTGCGTGAGGTTCAACCAGCAGAAGATGCCGTATAATTATGGCTCGAACTGCTTCATCACGAATGAGGTTGCTCTGAGGGCCTTGCTGCTCCAGGAAAGAAAGAGAAGCATCCAGCGCAAGGCAGTTCTGCAAAAAAAGATGGACATAATGGAGGCTCTGATCAATGGCGCCGACATGGTGAGGGATGATGTTTGGGATATGATTGAGAGAGACTACAAGAGGCTCGACATCAAGGCCAAACAAGATGATGAGACCTATCAGAAAAGCAGCAAGAATCTCAAGAGACTGAAAAATGCGTATGCAGAGATGAAGGCTTGCTGCCATAAGATGGAGCTGGCATATCGCAATTACTGCGAGTATTGGCATCAGTTCATGTTTGCAGACGAATACGGATGCTACGATGTGGAGTATGACAAGTATAAGAGCAATGCCGGATTCCTGACATACTGCACATTCGTTTTGGATGATGCGCTGTACGAATCCGAGGAGACCGTTGAGACATTCATCAACATCCTTAACGGCTTGCCAAGGAAAAGGAAGTCTCCGATGGAGCAGGAGTATCTGAAGAGATATCTCATCAAAGTTTAAAGTTTTATATAAAAATAATGCTGAGGCGTATGATACGATGTTCCAGAAGAGTGCCAAGGCTGCATTCAATGAAGGTGCATGCTGGGCGTATAAGTATCTGATCGAGAAAGGTCATGATGTTGCTTGGTGTGGTCAGGCAGATCCGGATGATTCCATCATTACCGATGCGCTGCTTCGTGGTAATGGCTTTCAGAAGATGGCAGGTGATGACTTCTACATGCTGACTGAGGAAGTGAATGGCATTCCGGTGATATTTGAGTATATGATGTCTAATGGAGCCATGTTCTTCTGCGATGCGCTGATTCCGTATCCGGTGGCCCTGTTAAGCCAGATGAAGGCCGTGTTCAAGGTCATGGGCGTGCAGAGGGAGTTGAGGTCGTAATAACGCCAAAAGATATGAAAAGAAGGTTTATCATAGAGGTTGAGGAAGGTGCCTCATGTTGCGCTGAATGTCCACTTATCAATATTTACAAGGCTGCTCCAAATCAGGAGCTTCCTTGCAGCAATGGTCTTGTAAATCTTTGCACACAGTTTGATATGTCCACTTTGACGATAACGGACACAAGAATGGGTAATCAACATAAGATTGACAAGGCAGCACAATGGTTGTACGATCATCTTACAACCGAATACCAGGGTGCAGTTCTGAAGATTGTGGCCAAGGAAAAGGGATTGATGCCTGTTGAATTTGTTGAAAAATTTAAAAAAGCAATGGAGGAATAAATTATGAATGAAATCTATTGGATTACAAGGCTGGATGGTATAGTGATCTTAGCAGGCATGTTGTGCGTGGTTTCGACCATTGCATTCATATTGCTGGCTGTCCTCGCATTTGTTGATAGAGAGGATGAGATGGTCATGTCTGGTAAACGAAGAAGGCAATGGTTCAGAGGCAGTGTAATCGTGCTTGCGATCTCAGCGCTGATGTGCCTATTTGTTCCGGGATCAAAGCAAGCTATGCTTATATGGGGCCTTGGCCAGACGGTGGATTATATCCAGGAAAACGAGGCTGTCAAAGAGCTTCCGGATAAATGCGTTGAGGCATTGGAGGTATGGCTGGAATCATTGACTGAGGAGGAAAGTAAATGAAAGCACTCGATTTGGTAAGAGAAAACTGTTAGCAAACAGTGTGCTAAGCGAAACATGCGATGAGTTGACAACTTGTATCCATAAGTCATTGAAATTGGTCTGATTGTGGTTATATTACGGTCGAACATAAGTGAACTGAAATGAAAGCGAGAGGTCCTTATTCAAGAGGCTGCAAGCCGTTCCTGGTGAGCATGGAGATAGGTGTTGAGGTGCAGTTGCCTGACAGCTTGAAGTATTGCTCGGTCAAGTCGGTGGCCACAAGGCTATTCAATGACTATGGATGCAGATTTAAGTTCTGCAAGAGAGAGGCAAATGTATTCGTAACAAGGTTGTCGTAATGGGAAAGGAAGAGAAGAAGGATGCCGTGTTGAGGCTTGTCGAGGCTCAGATCGCTGGCTGCGTGGATTTGTCACCGGAAGAGATGGTCGATGCTGCTTTCATCATGGTGGAGAAGATCGAAGAGAAGTTGGATGTCGGTGGTGTCATTGAAGGATCAGAGGTGCCACTGGAATTGCAGTTGAGGTGTAAGCATGGCAAGGAAGGTCGAGCAGTCTAAGGCTCCGGATATGTTCCTCAGACTTCTCCAGCATGATCTGAAAGGGTTGGAGATAGTCAAGGAACATAAGTTTCATCCGTTGAGGAAGTGGAGATTCGATTATGCCATTATCGAATTGAAGATAGCGGTTGAGGTTGACGGTGCTGTTTGGGTAGGTGGCAGACACACCAATCCAGCAGGATACATCAAGGACATGGAGAAGCTGAACACAGCTGCATCGATGGGATGGCTGGTGCTGAGGATTACGACTGATGACAGGTTCTGCACCAAGACAATGAAGATGATCAAGGATACTGTGGCGTACAGGAGAAATGAAGAATAGGGTAACTCGCAGGATATATTCGAATGTGTCCGAGAAGGACTACGACAAGCTTAACAGGATATGCTCCATGTTCGGCTTCAAGAGTATATATCAGTTGCTGCAGGTATTGTTACGATGTTTCTTGAGATATGCAGATCATGGCAGTGACCCTGAGCCACAGGAGTATTCAATGGGCAAGGAGATCGAGGACATGTTTGATGATATGATGGAGCCGGTGGAACGAACAAAGTATTACACAACATATCGAGGAAAAAAAGAAAATTAGTCATGAAGTTTGATAAAGCATTGAAGTATATTGAGGAAGGTCGGTTGGCTTTCCGTAATTCTTGGAAAGGCCACAAGGCTATTTGGCAGAAGCCTTCATGTATGGTAAAGTCGGAATGGTGTAAAGACCCAATATTAAAACACTTTGCCGATTTGAATGGAGGTGAAATCTATGCACAAGCTGTGATGTGTATGTGTGTTAATGATGATAATAATGCCAAATCAATTATTACAGGTTGTATCCTGACAGTTGAAGATATGCTGGCTGACGATTGGGAAATAATCTATAATGAGGAATACTAAGAACGAGCATTATCATAAGCTGCTCAAGTCGTACAAGTGGCAGCAGCTTAGAGCCAGATATCTCACTCAGCACCCTGTATGCGAATTATGCGAGAAAAATAATAAAACTTCGCCGGCAAAGGTGGTGCATCATGTGGTGCCTGTAGAGGATGCCAAGGATGTCGGTCTGATGGAAGCTCTTGCATACGATTGGAATAACCTGATGGCATTGTGTGACTCATGCCATGAGCAGATACATCATGAGCTTGGCTCAAGGTTCAAAGGCAGAAAGAATACAAGAAGGTCTGAGGCACAAAAGATTGCAACGGATTTCCTGAAGCGATGGTGCAAGTGAGTGACCGGTAGCCGATAGGGGGCTATGATTTTTATTTTCAAACACATAGGGCCAAGACCTACCCTCTCGTCCCTTTTTCTTGCGTGAGCTGAAAAATTTCCGGGGGGTATGTTTTGGACGGGAGATCGAGGAGTATGGCAAAGAAGAAGACAACAGCAAAGAAAGAGACGGAGACTTCGGCAGACAAGCCGAAGGTGGCAAAAAAACCGAAGGTGGTCATCCCTACAGTGGAGGAGCTGGCAGAGCTTATCCGCAAGGCGATGGAGAATCAGAGTACCTATTCTCCTGATCTTGAGTTTGCCATCACGAATGCAGCAACCAATTATCGTCTGCTGCTGGTGGCACGCAAGGATGTCAGCAAGCTCAGCAAGACATTCTATCTCACATATACCAGGGAAGGCCATAAGGACTACAAGGAGCATCCGCTGGTCAAGACCATCGACCGAGTGCAGTCATCATGTTCTGCATCGCTCAAGGTCATCGGCCTTACCCTCGACCAGCTGCATGTGTCGGAGGATGATCCGTTCCTGAAGCTGATAGAAGGAGTCAGTAACTTAGGCAAGGAATAATGGAGGAATCGGAGAAGAGAGTCAGGCGAGCGATGAAGAAGGAGGTGTCGGAGGTGTTGGGTGGTTTTTTTACTTCCGATATCCGTCATGCTCTTTTCAATGCAGATCCGAGAATCGTTCAATACTGCGAGGCCGTCATCAATGCGCCTCATACGCACAATCTCTTTGAACTGCTCGGCCTCAAAAGATTTTTGTCCTTTTTTGGCAAATACAAGTTCAAGCCGGAGAAGGTTCGCCAGCAGATCTTCATTCTTGAGTTCTTCAAGTATCCAGGCACCAACGGAAATGAGAAGATCACACTGTCACCGATTCAGGCGTATGCCATTGCCGGCATATTCGGATTCTGGAAGTCTGACAAAAAGAGGCTGGTTGAGAATGTGCTTCTCTTTGTGCCGAGAAAATTCGGAAAGACAACCATCATGTCAGGTATCTCTGCATCGGAACTGATATTCGGAGATGCGAATGGTCAGATATACAACTGCGCCAACAGTAACGACCAGGCAGAGATAGGATTCACGATCCTTCGCACGGTGGTCAATGAGATTGATCCGAAGAACAAGCGGTTCAAGGTCAATCTGGACGAGATTGTCAGCAAGATGAAGGGGCGCACGACCTTTGCCACAGCTCTTGCCAATGTGCCGGAACGCCTTGACGGTCTCAATGTCAGTCTCTACACACTTGACGAATACTCTCAGGCTAAGTCCTCGGCCATGCGTGATGTCATGAATACGGCAACAGGAGCAAGATTGAACCCACTTGAGCTTATCATTACGACAGCCTCCGACCTTCTGGAATCGCCATTCGTCAACATGCTCAATTCCTACAAGGACATGCTGATGGGAAAACGAGAAGATGACACTGTGTTCTGCCTTATTCTGGAGCCGGATGTGGACGATGCCGAGGATGACCCTGCCACATGGCATAAGGTGCAGCCACATCTGGGCGTGACGATCCAGGATGACTACTATGCAAAGCAGTGGATCAAGGCAAACGAGTCAGCTGAAGCCATGAAGGCCTTCCGAACCAAGCTGCTGAACATCTTTGTTAAAAATGAGGAGAAGGCATGGGTGACAGGTGACGAGGTGCGGGAGCTGCAGAAGCCTTTCTCATGGGATAACTACGATGGCAGCAACCCTCCTTACTGCATGGTATCATTTGACCTTTCGGTGTGGGATGACTTTTCTGCAGTCACTTATGAGATATATGATGCCCAGACATCGAGGTTCCACTTCCACACTGAATACTACATACCGGAAGATTCGCTGCCGAAGCATACAAGGCGTGAGCTGTATGCGCAGTGGGCCAAGGACGGGCATTTGAAACTGCTGCCAGGCAACGCCATCGACTATGAGGCCATTGTCAATGACATCCTGGCCAAGAATGGCAAGGTGATGATCATCGGCATCGGATATGACCCATACAAGTCCAAGACTGCCGTGAACATGCTGCAGTCTACTCCGGCAGCAGCTGTCATGAAGTCCATGAAGCAGACATATGGAGCCTTTACCGGATGCGTAGAAACTCTGGAGATGATGGTGAAGTTGAAGCTCTGCTCATTTTCCGACAATCCTATCACGCCATGGTGCTTCAGCAACTGTGTCATAGACGAGGACCGTCTTGGCAATCGCAAGCCTATCAAGGCGCAGCAGACCTTGAAGATTGACGGAGCCATCACATGTCTGATGTGTCAGGAGCAGTTCAGTTCGTACAAAAGATAATTACCCACAAAAATGGTCATTTATCCTAATAGTGGGGAAGTGAAAAGTTTTTTCATATGTACTTTGTTTTTGAGGATGCCAGCCGTGAGGTTCGCATCCTTTTTTTGTTTACCCACAAAAACGGCCATTCTTGGCCATAGGTAGATAAACAATAGTGTCATGTACATAACTGTCGAAGATTTGAAAAGACATCTGAATGTAGACCATTCAGAGGATGATGACTACATCGGAGAGCTTTCCGAGGTGGCCGAGGATGCCGTGGCCGAGTATCTGAACAGGCCGATATCCGATTTCGTGACTGACGGCAAGCTGAAGGCATCGGTCCGTCATGCCATAAGGCTGCTGGTCGGTACCTGGTATGCCAGCCGTGAGTCGGTGGCATTCGCATCGCCATCGGTGTTGCCGGATGGTGTGTATGCGTTGCTGATGCCGTTGAGAAGATTTGTGTCAGAGGAGGAATAAGCCATGCAAGCAGGATTGTTAAGAGATACCATCACTATCGAGAAGGCCGAGGATGCCGTCAATCCTCAGAATGGTGAGCAGCTTCAGACATGGGTCCAGGTGTGGCGAGGCAGGGCGAAGGTGGACTTCAGTTCCGGATCTCAGGTCGTGACCAATGGCGAAACGGTCAACCGCATGACCAAGAAGGTGACCATCAGAACCAAGCCGACATGGACTGAGAAGCTGAGCATGCTCCGCATTATCATAGACGGAGATGCCTATCGTATTCTTGCCAAGGATGTCAGAGGCAGAGACATGGCCACGATTTTCACTGTGGAATTGATAAATGAGTAACATATGGGATTCTGGGATATTTTCAGGAGGCAGACAAGAGCTGAAGAGCAGCCTGCTGCCAAAGACACTACATTCACCGGAGCAAGACCATTTGCCATCGGAGGCGTGGACCAGGTGACTAGCAAGGAGCTGGCGATGAAGATCGCCACTGTGTTCCGATGCATCGACATCACAAGTAAGGGCGTGGCGCAGCTGCCACTCATGATTGAGCATGACGAAGGAGGATACTTCCAGCAGATTACTGACGATCCGTTCAATCTGCATTACATCCTGACACGCAGGCCGAACTCAAGGCTCAATGCTTACGACCTCAAGAGAGCAGCGATCGTGGAGCTTCTGACGGCAGGTAATTCATACATATTCCCAAGAATGGGAATAGATGGCTATGAAGAGCTTGTCCACATTACACCGGGCTGCACGGATTACGACAAGTACATCAACAAATACAACATTGCTGATCCGGTAAATAACATCTATGGCGTGTATGGTCCGGAGGATATCATCCATCTGAAGAACCTTTCTCTTGACGGAGGCTACACAGGTGTTTCTACACTTCAGTATGCAGCGAGGACCATGGCCATATCTACGAATGCGGATATCGCCAATGTGGAGAACTTCAAGTCAGGCGGTATCCTTTCCGGCTTCGTGTCTGGTAAGGGAGGCACTGTCGGATTCGGTGCCATTCAGGACAAGCAGCTGCAGAGTGTAGCAGATGACATCGAGAGCCAGATAAACTCCGGAAAGAAGATCTTCAACCTTCCTGGTGAGATGTCATTCAATGAGATCTCGCTGAGTCCGGCTGACATTGAGCTGCTTTCGACCAAGACATTCAATGTCCTTGACATCTGCCGATTTTTCGGAGTGCATCCTGACAAGGTGTTTGCCCAGCAGACCAGCAACTATAAGGCATCAGAGATGTCGCAGGTTGCATTCCTTACCGATACCCTTCAGCCGGTCCTCACTCTGATTGAGACGGAGATGCAGGTCAAGCTCATTCCGAGAGAGCTGGATTCCATGTATCGCATCAACTTTGATATTGAACCTCTGCTTCAGACCGACCTTATCACGCATGCCGACTACATGGCCAAGACCATAGCAGCCGGAGTGAAAGATGTCAACTATTGGCGAAGAAAGTCAGGTCAGGCTCCGGTGGTTAACGGTGACAAGGTGCTGGTATCGGCTAATCTCAAGACCCTTGACGGCCTTGTCAATGAAAATTTACCCACAAAAACAGCGGTTTCCGAATAAGGATAGATAAGGCGTTATGAAAGAGACAAACCATGAAATAAGATTCTACGATTTCAGCAAGGCTGAGAATCGTGAATTCGCACCACATCTGGCAGACAAGGAAGGCCGTGTGGTGACAGGTTATGCCATTGTGTTCAATCAGCGCAGCCGAGTTCTCTATGACAGGACTCAGCGAAAGTATTTCACTGAGGTGATTGACCCTAGGGCCGTGACGATGGCATTCCTGAACGAGCAGGATATCAAGTTCAACTTCAACCATGACAACGACAGGCTTCTCGGTCGCAGCCTTTACGGCTCTGGATCACTGTCGTTTGAGGTCGATGAGTATGGTGTCCGCTATACTGTTGAACTGCCTAATACGACAGTCGGAAATGATGTGCTGGAGCTTATCCGCAGAGGAGATGTGTTCGGCTGCTCCTTCGCTTTCACATACGCCAAGGATGGCGTGCGTGACGAGAAGAAGGATGGTCAGAACCTCCGCACTGTCATCAAGATGGACAGCATCCATGACTTCTCGATTGTCGTGGATCCGGCATATCTCGGAACCTATGTGGTGAGCAAGAGAGCCTTTGAAGATGTCGCAGATGATGACAATGGAAATGAAGGATGCCCGGCTGACATCGACATCGCATTGGCAGAGCTAGACTTAATGTAAAACCCTATAATCTTTTTTTGAACATGAAGAAAAACACAATTCAGGTCAGACTCTTCGCTGCCAAGGATGAGCTGCGAGGAATCTATGCGAAAGCAAAGCAGGAGAACCGTGCATTGACTGATGACGAGTCAAAGAAGGCTGCAGAGCTTCGTGGTACTCTTGAGGAGTGCCAGACTGAGCTTCTTATAGAGGCATGTGAGAGATCCGTTGCTGTCATCAAGGCCAACGGTGGCGGTGCCGAGAAAGGGGTTGAGTTCCGTCAGAACTTCAACAAGGCTGTCATCGAGGCATCTCAGAATGGCCAGCCTATTCCACTCCGCGCATCTGCGCTTATCGACAAGGCTGATGCTCAGCCACTCGTTGAGCTGACAATCGGTGACATTATCGGACCGCTTGAGAAGGGAATGGTTCTCGACAAGGTGGGCTGCAAGATCCAGACAGGCCTTACTGACGATTGGTCGTATCCTGTAGTCGAGGCTGTCGAGGCATCTATCGCAGGCGAGACTCAGCAGATCTCTGACTCTGACATCGAGATCACTGCCGTGAAGCCTACTCCGAAGAGAGTCGCAATCTCTGTTCCTGTGACTCGCACAGCGATGATCATGACTAATGACAAGCTCTATGACATCGTGGTGTCAAGCCTCCGTCTTGCCATCCAGCGCACACTCAACAACTGGATGTTCGCAGCAGCAGAAGTGGCTACGGGCGCAGCAGGCCCATTTGTGGCTGCAACTACTGCAAAGACATTCGCCGGTGCTGCTCCTACTTATGCGGAGATCTGCGGTCTTGTCGGTGATGTGGACTCTACAGGCATCGTTCCTGGTCCTACAGCAGCATTCGTCATGAGCAACAAGATGAAGTCAGCCCTCAAGGCTACTCCAAGAGGCAACGGTGACCGTATGGTCATTGAGAATGACTCTATCGATGGCGTTCCTGTATTCGTGACTGAGTATGCTCCGGCAGACACAGTGTACTTCGGATACTTCAGCTACTGTCTTGTAGGTCAGTTCGGTGATTCGAACCTTATCGTTGACCCTTACACCCTTGCGAAGAAGAACCAGGTTCAGTTCACTCTGAACACTCACTTCGACATCAAGGCTGCGAGAAACCAGGCCTTCGGTAAGCTCACCAAGCAGGCGTAATCTGATGACCGGGGGCTTCGGCCTCCGGTCTTGTAAATGCTGAATGCAATGGGCAAGAGTGGATGGTCTGTCAATGATTTCGTAAGTGTCGACTCCGAGGAGATCGAGAAGAAGCTGAACGATCTTGCCTTGACCCAGCCGGAGACGAAAAGAGCATTGAAGTCTGCCATCAGGCAGTCGTTGAACATCTATCGGTCTGGCGCAAGGAAAGGAGCAGCCTCGGTGACATCGAATCGTGAGAAGAGGCAGAAGGGTGTCAAGCTGGTGGTCTACAAGCAGGGCCAGGGCGGTCAGGTCAACATCTACAAGGGTGACTACATGAAGAGTGTCAGAGGCAGAGGATTCTTCACTCTGCGATGGCTGGAGCAAGGAACCAAGGATGTTGTCGGACGAGACGGAAGAAGGCATGGAGCCACACCGGCCAAGCCATTCTTCAAGAATGCGATTTCATCGGTTATGGACCAGGCAGAGAAGAAGCTGACGGATAACATCCTTCAGACCATTGATAAGGTAGCAAGCAAGAGAAAGTAATGAAGATATCTGCATCAGAGCATATATACACGGCATTGTCTACGCATGCCGGTATAACCAAGGCGGTGGGAAAGAAGATTTTTCCAATCGCAACGAAGTCAGAGGTCAAGTTCCCTTTCATCGTGTATGAGAAGGAGAATGTGACTACACTGTACGACAAGATGGGAGTGGCAGCTGTCAATATGGACTATTCGATATATGTGCTGGCGGAAAGCTACACTGAGTCGGAGCAGATTGCCGAGATGGTTGTGAACTGCCTTAACCGTCGGAAAGCTCAGTATGACGGATATGAGGTCATCAATGCTACTGTCACTGATGTTCCGGAGGATTACATCAACATGACCTATGTTCAGCAGGTGAGAATGAGATTCACTATTAAATGACAAGAGATATGGCAGAGAATACAACAGTCGTATTAGGTAATGAGAGATGCTTCTACATGACCGATGGCAAGGGTACAGGTACCTTTACATGGATCGGTGGAGAGCAGAGCAACAACCTTAACCGTTCAGCCGATGCCATCGAGGTATCCGACAAGAAGTCACATGCATGGCGTGAGTTCATCTCTGGCAAGAGATCAGCGACGGCAAGTGTGACCTGCAACCTTGATGATTCCGCATCGTCTGCTCAGAGAAAGATGCTTTCGTCTTTCTCAAAAGGTCAGAAGGTGTTCTGCTTTATCGGCATCCTCGCAGACGGCAACGAGGCGCCATCGGTAGGTACTGCCTTTGAGGCTATCATTACCGGATGCAACGATGATAACCCGCAGGACAATGCATCGACAAGATCATTTGACCTTCAGGTCACAGGCGAACCGATTGAATATCCTACTACTGAATAGCTATGATAAGGGTAATCAAGACTATCATGATCAATGGCGTGGAGGCAACGATGCTCTTCACGCCTAGATTGTTTGTAATGGCCGAGGAGCAGGGCATCAGGCTCAGTGTCGATACGGCCAATGTGATGGCCACACTGTCGGCATATGCTGACATGTGCTGGTGTGCAGCCTTGAATCATTGGACGATGGACCATGATATCGAGGACTTCAAGCTCAAGAGATCCGATTTCCATGCGTGGTCGGCTGAAAATCCGGCTGAGTTCAGCAAGATCATGGTGATGGCTGCTGAAGCGGTTACGGGCAAGACCATGAAGGAGATTGTCGAAGAGCAGAAGCAGGAGAGAGAGGCAGGTGAGGAAGTAAAAAAAAAGCCGAAATCCAATGTGATTACAAGGCTATTGAGGCGTTTCTTGTAGGCCGGTGCGGACTGACCGAAAGGCAGGCAGCAATGACGAGCATGCGAGAGTTCACGCATAGGCTGAATGCTCATAAGGAGCAGCAGCAGGTGGAGTGGGAGAGAGCAAGATGGATGGCCTTCTCGATCTTCTCTCCTTTTGTCAAGAACGGGCCGAAGACACCGAAGCAGTGGATGAGGTTTCCATGGGACAAGGATAGCCCTGCAAGGGTGGTCGTGATTGACGAGAGCAAGGCAAATACATTGAATAACCTATACCTGGACTTCATGTCCAGAAAAAACAAGATAAGAAGCTGATATGAGCAAGCTGGGAGATCTCATAGTTAGATTGCGCCTTCAATATGATGACTACAAGAAAGGTCTGAAGAAGGCTGATGCCGATACCAAAGGCTTTGCCGGCACACTCGGCAAGATCAAGGGTGTCGGTCTTGCTGTATGGGGAGCGATAGGTGGAGCCGTGATTGGCTTTGCTAACGAAATGATAAAGTCGACCAATAGGATAGGCGATGCCTGGGCGAGATTCACTGCTCAGGCAAGTGCTGCTTGGACAACATTTGTTCAATCAGTATCGGCCATGCGGTGGGATAATCTCATCGGTCGTATTAAAGAGGCAACGGCTGCTGCAAAAGATCTGCAGAATGCTCTTGATGCCGAGTTCGAGGTCAGCAACTCCATCCGTCTGCAGAAGGCAGCCATGGCAGAGGAATTGGCTGCTCTGGAGGTCTTGGCCCGCAATGCCAGCAAACCATACGAAGAAAGAGCAGCAGCTGCTCAGAAGTATCTGGATATGGTAAAGCCGTTGTATGATCAGGAGCTGAGGTTGGCGAAGTCTCTTGAGGATGCACAATTAGGCAAATGGTTGGCTGGTTCCGGTCTCAATGACTCTGAGCAGTTGCGAAAAGACCTGAGAGCTTTTCTCATTGCATATGGAAAAGATCAGAACCTCATGAATGCTCTCGGCATCATGATAGATGCCAACAGTCGCAATGTCTTCGGAAGCCAAAAGCTGGCATCTGCACAGGTAAACGGTGACAAGGCATATGTTGCTCAATATCGAGCAGCGCAGCAGTTTGTGACCGACTACCAGAAGAATAATGGATATGGCACAAGCATCTACAAGCTCGCAGAGATATACGAAAAGATGCGAGGTGATGCCGATACCAAGCCGTTAGTTGATGCGATGATTGCAGCGGGAGAAGCAGCTGGTGCATTTGATCGTGAGACCAAGAGAATGCAGTCAACTTTAAATACATCTCTGGCTCAGATGGAAGGCAGTACAGGAACTGCTGTTGGCTCGGTTGAGGCGGTGACAAGAAAAGCTCTTGGCCCGGCACTGACAGCAGGCTCGGCCATTACTGTCGGGCCTCTGGTTGCTGCTGATTCCGGCCTTGCAGGAACGGAGGCATGGATGGCGGAACATCAGAGAAGAGGAGAAGAGTTTCTTGCATGGTACCAGGACATGGTTGACCGAACTGCCATGATGAATCAGATGCTGGAGGACAGCATTGTTCAGGCAACGGTAGGAGGCCTTCAGGCGTTCACCGATATGGTCTCAGGCATAGAGGGGGCAGATGCGAGTGATGTGCTTGCAGCCCTTCTTCAGCCTTTCGCCAATACTGCCACACAGCTCGGATCTATGCTCCTGGCAGAAGGTCTTGGAATCAAGGCGTTCAAGGAATCTCTCAAGACTTTGAACCCTGCCATCGCAATAGGAGCAGGTACGGCACTCATAGCTCTTGGTGCAGCTCTCGGCTCAGCCATCAGGGCGTTGGGAGGCAGCGGATCATCCAGCTCCGGCAGCAATGGAGGATACGACTCCGGAGGATCATCGGCAGCAGGTCAGAATTATGAAAGCACTCTTACAGTTGAGGTGACAGGCAAGATAAGCGGTTCTGACATCGTGATATCCGGCAACAAGACAAACGACAAATGGAATAGATAATCATGGCAGCATTCTACGAACTCAGATATTGGAAGAATTTTGAACAGCCGGACGGAAGCATCATCCGTCTGGAAATCCATAGCAAAGGCATTGAGGGGGTGTCCTTCACTGCCTACGAAATCGGCCCGGTGGTTCAGGCATTGGCTCTGACCATTCAAGGCCAGACGGAGGATGTCGATGCACCTATCGTCAAGACATCGCTGACCATGACATTCGTGGATGCTCCTGATCATGCGGATTCGGTGCTGAAGAAGTGCGGAGATTGGGAGGAATTCTACACGAATGACAGTACCTATTGGAAGGTGCTGATAAAGGCAAAGAAAAACCCTTCATCGGCATCTTATGCTCAGTTGTGGGGAGGTTATGTCACTCCTGATTCATTCAGCGAGGAACTGAGATACCGAGGAAGTGTCACAATCGTGGCAAGGGATAACATCGGGCATATGCAGGACTTCCCATTCGATGCGGAGGGTGATGAGAACGGCCTTATCAGCCTCAAGGAACTTGTGGAGACAGCATGGGAGAAGATCGAAAGTCCTATGACTTTGTATTGGCCTGCACTCAGATGGCTGCAGTGTGAGGGTGTATATGCCTTCGACACTCGCATGAATGTGTCGGCATTCAAGGATATGAATTGGTATGAGGCCGTCGAGAAGGCATTGTATTCGTATGGTGCGGTGATGCGCTATAACGGAGAGAACCAGGTGCTTCTCTGCTCGTTGAGATACATGCCACAGCAGGCAAGGCCGACGATGGATCAGGTGAATCACATTGAGCCTATCTTCGTGGCTAATGCTCAGAGGGAACTTGTGCCGGCAGTCAGAAGGATTGAGGAGACAGTCGAGTATGATCTTGAGAATGCAGTGACGATGCCACAAGTCAAAGAAGCTGACTTCACGGGAGGAACGCAGACCTACCGATGCAAGATAGATGGCATCGACATGGGTAACGGTTCCTTCGGCACATCCGAGCATGATGCTCCCGTGTGGCCTATTGAGCTTGCGCTGACGGGATGGCTGGAGTCAGGTTCTACATTGTTCTTCAATCCTGATGCGTATGAGATAGGCTATTTCAGCGAGAGGAAGGGCTTGGCCGATGACATCTACCGATACATGTACATCGCTTGCAACAATACCGACAAGAGGTCAGTATCGTTCAGCCGTAACATAACATGCTCCGACATGACTGTCAGGATGAAGCTCGGTCTGCCGGTCAGCCTTGACAAGAATAACAAGCTGGAGCAGCAGGCAGTGTTCAATCTGAAGAAGATTTCCTACTCTATCAGAATGATCCAGGATGGAATCACGAACTACCTTGCCAATGATGGCAGATGGGTGGTCGGTGAGGAGATACTGACAAGGGAGTATGATGCCAAGACTCAGAACTTCGATTTTGAGCATTATGTGCCGATGGAGGAATACTCCGGCAGTGCGGAGCTTATCTTCACGATATACAAGATCGAGTATGCTCAGACATCCCTTGCGAATCTTGCTCAGTATGGCTTGTATGCATGCCTTCAGAGCCTTTCCTTTGTCATCCCTGAGTCGCAGTCCATCCTGAAGAAGAACACCGTCAATACGAAGTATCAGGAGAAAAACAATGTCATCCTTTCCCGTGATCCTGAGATAGCTCCGGCATACAACTCCGTAGCCCTTCCGGGATTCATCAAGAATGGTATCTTCTATTATGACGGCAATGTAATTATGCCGGCCAAGGCATGGTCATGGAATGAAGGCACTCCGCAGCAGATGGCTGTGTACAATCACCTTCAGCTGTTGTGTTACCACAGCAAGCCGAACAACCTCATCACGGGAGACATCGTGAATGCGGATGTCATCAAGACAGCAGCCATCTATGTATGGGGAGGAAAGGAGCATCTGCTGATTAGCGGTACATACAACTATCTCAACGGACACATCGAAGGCGCAGTCCTTCGTGAGTTCGTGAGATATGATGACATGTGGGGCGAGGTGTCAGGAACCAGCCTGCCGGATACCGAGCAGAGCAGCACGACCAATCAGGAAGGGGGCGGAGCATCATCCGGCCCATCATCGACAAACGAGAACACTACCAATGTGGTGATTGGTGGCGAGGGCGGAGGCAGTGTGACCATTGATCCCTTTCTCTCCGACACATCCTCCAATCCTGTCGAAAGCAAGGCCATTAAGGCGTATATTGACTCGGCTGATAACGAGATTAAGGAACGCATTGCTGCGCTTGAGGAAGGCGGTGATGTAGACCATCCCGTCTTTGAATTCACCTACGACACAACGACCAACAAGGCCACTGCTGAGATGGTTGCTGCCCTTGCGGAAGCCATAGCAGCCGACAAGCTCATCGTGTGCAACGGAAGGACATACAAGTTTATTCTTGAGCAAGATGGAATGTATGACCTTGTGTCCGACACATATCTGGACATCATGGATGGCAAGCTGAAGGCATCGGTACTCGCAGTCGTGGCATCGACCTACGATGTGCAGCTCATGGAGGAGGAAGTGCCTGTCGGTACGGAGATAACCGAGGCAACCATTCGCAACTGGGGATTCACGAAAAATGCCGGAACCATCACAGGCATCAAGATGAATGGTGCTACGAAAGGCACAAGCGGAGTCGTAGACCTCGGAAATGTGCTGACGGAACATCAGAAGCTCAAGACCATCAACGGTCAGAGCATTGTGGGCGAGGGCAACATCACAATTCAAGGCGGTGGTGCGACTCCGAGGGTGGAGATGACCGCAGCATCCGCAGCCATAGAGCCGAATAAATTTTATGTATGGCCGATGATGGACAGCCTTGCCCTCACTCTCGGAGCTGAGACAAGCGGTGTCATGAATCGTTATCTTTTTCAGTTCCGCAATCCGAAGGCAGGGCTGACAATTCTTACCTTGCCGGATGACATCACATGGAGCGAGGATACCGAACTTGATGAGAATGGAATGCCTGTCATGGAGGCTGCTGCATTCTATCGCATCGAGATTATCGAGGGACTCGCATCCTTGAAGAAGTGGAAACTTGTGTATATTCAGTTTGCCGATAAAGAGGTTGAGAGGGTACTGATAGCGAAAGGCATAGGTGACGGAATAGGCATTACCAAGAAAGATGCTGAAGAAGTTGAAACAATAGGCACATTCAAGGGCAACACCTTAGTAGAATCATTCGATGAGTTTGAATTATTTAAAAAAGTCACATTCTTGCAGGGTGATGACAACTTGACCAATGCGTCTAATTCAGCAGCATTCTATGGATGCAATAATCTCAAAAGCATTAAGTTTCCACTAAATTTTCAAGAGATAAGAGGGGGTGCATTAGCGGGAACGACATTATTGGACATTGATATTGACATCCCAACATTGACCAAAATCGGCAACAATGCATTTCGTAAGAGTGGAGTAAGAAAACTGCTGAATCTTGGTAACATTCCAAATTTCGGAACATATGGTACACTGAGTTACGGAGGAGAGGGGGTCTGCTATCAATGCCCTAACCTTGAAGTTGTTATATTGCCCGAATCGTGTATCTTGATTCCCGAATGTTCATTCTTTGGCTGCTCCGCCTTGCAAGTGGTAGTGATTAAGGGGGTAATTCCTCCTTCATTATCGGGGGCTTATGCATTCAATGGCTCAACTTGTCCTATATATGTGCCAAATGAATCTGTGGAGGCTTACAAGGCTGCAAACAATTGGAATAGTTATGCCGCAAGAATCAAGGGGATAAGTGAATTTTCAGCGGACAATCCAACACTTTACGCAGAAATTCAGCAATACTTATAAGATATGAGAATAGAACAAAAAACAATTTCGATTATGCATGCCGATGAGGGCAAGGTATTCCGAAAGAAGTCAAGTGGCTTCATCGTGGGTGACTCGGTGTCATTCGGTTATGACTACTATGATGCAGGTGTCGGCCTGTCACATCCGTATGCTCCCAAGCCGGAGGATTACGATGAGATAGAAATGCCGGAGGATTATGAGCAGCCTCCTGTCATCGACCAAGTGAAAAGGCTTAATCGAACATCGGAACTTATTCAGCAGAATATTCAAGAAATGAACTCCCTCGGATTATCAGACAACGATGCGCTCAAGGTCAAGGAGTGGTATCCGCACTGGGAAGACTTCATCGGCAAGACAATCGAGGCGGGATTCGTGACCTTGTATGCCGACAACTTGTGGAGGGCGAGGCAGACACACACGGCACTGGAGATATATCCTCCGTCAATGGATACCGCAGCCTTGTATGAGGTCATCGTGGAAGGTCACGCAGGTACTGCTGATGACCCTATCCCATTCACTCCACCTATGGAGATATTTGTGGACAAATACTATGTACAGGATGGCGTGGTGTACCGATGCACAAGGGATAGCGGTATGGCCTTGTCCTACAACCTTGCCGACCTTGTGGGCCTTTATGTTGAGCGAGTATAGCCATGGAGGGAATCAGAGCAATAATCGGAAAGTACCTGCCATTCGCATGGTGGGTACTCATGGCCCTCCTCATGGTGTGCGGAGTGGTCGCGGGAGCAAAGGCCGGAGGCTTCTTCGGAGTCACCGCCATCATCGGATGCCTCATCGCAGCAGCCGTCTTCGCATGGCAAGCCTGGGGTGAGTGGTTGGAGATTGACCAAGCCGATGACCAAGCTGATGACTAAGTAACTAAGTAAGTTCGTCAGGTTAGTGACATTGGCATGTGGTTTGCTCTGGGTGGATGTGTAAACTTAAAGTTAGTTAGTATGAACGATCCGATTTCTACCCAGAAAATTCAGAACAAGGCAGATGCCTTGCAGTATGCCATTAACCTCACTATGCAATATCGGTGTGGTGAAAACAGCAAGGTGGACTATGAAGAGGCGAAGAAGCTGTATGACTTCTTCTGCACTAATGCAGAATTCCCAGATGATCCGGTAAAGAAAGCTCTTGCGGAACTCATGCCGATGCTGCAAGCCATGTGTGAGCCACGGCAAGCTGTTCCGGCATTGTCCTGGAAATCTGGAACACCAGAGGAATTTGTGCTTGCTGCAGCTGTAATCAGTCAAGATGGTGACGATGTATTCAAGTTGCTTCTCGCAACCTATGATATGCAGAATCAAGAGTGGCTGGAGCTGTACACCATGCATCCGATCGAGAATGTGACACATTACTGTGTCATCCCAGAGTTGCCATTCAAGTAATATCAAGGCTTCGCATCAGCGAGGCCTTTTTTTGTTTACCCACAAAAACGGCCTTATCTCACTATTAGTGAAGAATAGTAAAATGCAGGATAGGAATGTTATTGCCGGAGCCACGGCAGCTGTCATCAGCCCGTTGGTCGATTTTTATGCGAAGCTACTGCCTTTTCTTGTGCTGGCTGTCATCCTCATAATGATAGACAGCAGATTCGGCATCCAGGCAAGCAAGAAAAGAGGGGAGACGATCCGCACAAGCCGTGCGATCAGGAGAGCCATCAACAAGCTGGTGGATTACATCTGCTGGATAACATTGGCCGGCATGCTCGGTCAGACATTCGGAGCGGCCTTCCATATACCGTTACTGTCAATGATCGTGCTGGTCATCGTATATGCGATAGAGCTGACATCCATTTTCAACAATTACTTCTTCTACAAGGGCATCAAGAAGAAGTTCAACGGATGGAAGTTTTTTGCAAAGGTTACAGGTCAAGATGCAATAGAGGAAGCAATAGAGGATGTCAAGGATGAAAATACTGATAGATAACGGCCATGGAAATAACACTCCTGGCAAGAGGTCACCTGACGGTCGGCTTCTAGAATGGCAATATGCAAGAGAGATCGCTAAAGCTGTCGTGTCTCGGTTGAGGAATGCCGGATATGATGCTGAACTGCTGGTGACGGAGAATTATGATGTGCCACTCCTTGAGAGGGTGCATCGAGCCAATGCCAAGTGCCAGAGCCTCGGCAAAGAGAATGTCATTGTGGTGTCGGTCCACTGCAATGCTGCAGGAAATGGCAAGGAATGGCTCAAGGCTACAGGATGGGAGATATGGACATCTGAGGGCATGACCGACAGTGATCGTCTTGCAGAATGGATGCTGCGGATGGCTGAGCTGAGTTTTCCTGACAAGATCAGAGTGTGGAGGCAAGAGCAATATCAGAGAGATAAGGAAAAGAACTTCACGATCCTGAAGAGTACACTGTGTCCGGCTGTGCTGACCGAGAACTTCTTCATGGACAATCAGGATGATGTCGCATTCCTTCTTTCAGAAGAAGGCAAGAAGGCAATAGTCAACTGTCATGTGCTGGGTATAATCAACTATATAGAATCATTATGAAGCCCTTGTCAAGACTTACTGTCACAATAATGACTGTGCTGATGGCCGGATGCGGGCCGGCAAGGATAATCCAGGAGTCGCAAAAGGATTCGGTGATTGTCATTGTTAAGGACACGACCATCTATCGTGACAGCATCATATATGTTCAGGTTGAGGCTGAGCAGAACACCGAGCTTCTGCCGGATACCGATACATCACGCCTTGAGACCAGATATGCGGAGTCGGAGGCATATTTCAGCGAAGGGCAACTCTTTCATTCGTTGAGGAACAAGAGTGAGGCGTTGATTCCTATTGAAACAAAGATTCCGATAACGATTCACTTTGAATCGAAAGAGTCAATCAAAGACAAGGCATCGGTAGAAATAGTTGAGGTGGAGAAGCAGTTTTCCAGATGGCAGAGGTTCATAATGGCGATGGGTTATGGTCTGCTCGCCTTGCTGCTTGCCTGGGCGGTCAGAACATTGGCAAAATTCTTACGATAACATATATGCCTTAATTTCAAGTTGGTTCAATGTCAACTCGGTTGACAACTCCGGAGCTGTGGTGATTGCCACGGCTCTTTTTTTGTCCTTTTTTGGCAAAACAATGGCAGATGAAAGCGAAGTATTATGCAACAGTCATGTCGGTGGTGACTGACTTGACTGACCTTTCCGAGAACGAGATCCTGCACGCAAGGCGCACGATGGAGGTGGTTGATGCCAGATGGCTGTGTGTCCGGCTGATGAGAGATATCGGCCTGTATCCTTTCCAGATAGCCGGATTCATGGCCATGAATGTCAGAACCGTTCAGTATATCCTTATGCACTTCGATGACCGCATGAAATTCGGTGATGCAATGCTTCAGATCTATCTCCAGATGGCGAAGGACCGTCTGCGAAAAATAAACGAAAACGAGCCGAATAACAACGGAAATGCAAGCGAAACGGATACTTCATAAGCCGTTGAGGATGTGACATCTTTGCAGCATGATATTATTCGATATCATGCCAATCCCGGAAGGCGTAAGAAGGGGTCAATGCATAAGTATTATGGCAGATTTTTTAACAGCAGGTGACCTTGCATTGCATGAGGTTCGCAGAGGTTACGGTTATGGCGATGGCTGTGGTTACGGCTATCATGGCGAGAGAAATCGAGGCTGGGGTGGTATCATCACAGGCGTGGCTCTCGGAGGCGCAGCACTCGCAGTCGCAGTTGCGGTAGGAGCTGGAATGAACGCAGTATCCAAGGCCCGTGCAAAGGGCAACGCAAAGGCCATCGACATCCTTGCTCAGCAGGCACTTCAGGAGCAGCAGTCTCGTGAGGCATGGCAGAGCAAGCATTCTCCATCAACCGTTCAGTATGTGGATGTTCAGACCGGAGCAGGCGCATTCTCTAATGCGAATGCTGCAGCTGCAGCTCTGGCATACCAGAACCAGAACTTCGGTCTCAACTCCGCTATCGGAGGATGCAACTTCCTGAGAGTTGCCCGTTATTCAGCTCCGCAGCCTTGCGGTTGTGATGCAGAGTAAGTGTAGTCTAATCATGGGAGGGATGGTTCCGGCCATCCTTCCCTTAATGAATTGGAAATGTTTCGAAGAAATGACATCGATATCGATATGATCGTGACATCATCGAAGATGGCTCTGAAGGCAAGTTGCATCAGGGCTTGTAACAATGATGTGGAGAAGGCTGAGAAGCTGTATGATTTCTTTATCAAGGATATCAAGGACATTCCTGACTTCGATGTCAAGCCTCCGTCTGCGATGGAGCAGATCAAGAGTATAACCGGAGATGTGTTCGGCTGGGTGGAAAAGAACCAAGGCAAGCTGATAGATGCCTACAATCTTTTTCAGAGCATCAGAGGGGGCCAGCCGATAAGCATCCCTTCAGGACCTATTGAGGGCGTTCCTCCAATCCCAGAATAATCATGAAGCCGTTCAAGATAGATATATATGTGTATGCCGATTCGGAAGAAATGGCATTGGCAGCTCAGAATGCCATCAACAAGTTCGTGAAAGACAAGTATCAGTCCGGCATCCTGGTCACTGCAGAAAAACTTACGAATGCTCTGACAAGGTACGGCAGCAGCATGATCGTCAATCAATTTTTGAAATGATATGGATAAGAATCAACCGAGGACCATTTTTGAGCAGATCGTGTTCGGTCAGCAGATCACTAATGACAACATCGTTGCGCTGGCAGAGAATCTTGCTATCGTCAACGCCAAGATAGATGCACTCATGGCAGCTTTCACGCCTGCAGTGCATGATTCCGAGCCTGATGCTTCCGGCAAGGAGACAAAGTAACAATAGGAAGCAAATTTAAAACTTATCATTATGAGTTGTGGTTGTTCCAATTCAAAAAAAGTCCACGCAGCAGTCATCACACCGGTGCTGGCAGCTGGTTCCGTGGCATCGCCTTACTTCGTGCAGGTGAACATCTCGCAGAGGCTGTGCAAGAAGGCATGCATCAACACACCTCCGGTATTTAATCCGACATTCACTCTTGTCGGTTATTCGCTGGTAGGTACCGGTCAGTATGTGGCCACTGTCAAGGTTGAGGGTATCGTGGCATATACGCCATGCGAGACCAACGGCTGTTGCGACAAGACCCAGGTGATTTCGCAGGAGTTCACCATCCCATTCGCATCTGCAGCTGCACCGACTACAGTGACCATCACTCAGGGCGTGGCCGTGAACGCCATTGCTGCGACCGGTTGTCAGGACTGCAGCAGGGCATTCGTCAGTGAGACTCCAATCATCTTGACAGTTGCATAGTCATGGCATGGATGGCATTGACAGTGATGATCGTGGCCGTGCTGGCTCATCATCTGGGGCTGCCTCAAGCAATCGCTTCGGTGGTGGCAAAAATCGCAAGGTGTCCGATATGCCTCACCTTCTGGGCTACTCTCTTTGTCCTCATGCTGACCGGATCTGACTTCATCATCGCTGTCATGCTGTCCATATTGGCTGCATACCTGTCAAGCTATTGGGGCTTGGTGATGGAGCTGTTGCAAGAACTATACAGTTGGCTATGGAAAAGAATCAGGAGCAGAAGGTGACCGATGCCAAAAGTATATCGGAGCCTCGCAGATCTTCCGGCATGCAGCCGGGCAAAAGAAACATTTATAAACCGATCCCAAAGTTCAAGGGGTGTAAAAATTGCTAGTCATGACGGAAATGGGAAAACAGTTCATGGACATGTTCCGTGAGAAGATAGGCGAACATCATGAGGTGATGCCTATCATCAGCAAGATGATTATCATGCTGGAGCCGATGGAGGAGTTTGAAGAGATGATGGAGGTCTGCACAGGCATGGAGAACTACGGTGATTATCTTACCGAGAAGGAAGCAAAGGATATAACCGAGAAGTTCGTCAGTTATGACAAGACCAGAGGTCCGAAGTGGAGGCCGGATGTCCTTTTCGATGCAGTCAAGTCAGTGGGTGGTAGCATCGACGAGCCACGCAAGTATAACAAGTGGGTGCTGTTCACGGTGATGAACATGATCCATGCCGACTACGGTGGCGTTCTGATGAGCATGGCGCAAGGCACCGACTATGCCAAGCTGGTGTACAAGATGGCTATCGCCTTCATCAACGACCCTGATCGAGAAGAAACTATCAGGCATTACTACGGCCTTGAGTGCTGAACTATTCGTTTTTGGTAGTTAAAAAACGCAAAAAAAGAGTGACCGTTCCAAAATGGTCACTCTTTGTTCTATTATTGCCGGAAAGTGTTCCAAAATTGCCGGAAAGTGTTCCAAAATTGCAAATTATGTCAATTTATTTGCGTTTTATGTCAATAAATTGGTGTATTATGCAACTTCTTCTTTTTCTTCTTTGTTGAAGATGTAATCGATTACATCCCTGTTGGCCTTGTCGACATTCTTCTGATATCTCTTGTTCACATAGATGTTTGTGGTTCGGTGTCCGAATTTATGAGTCAAGCCGTCAGAGGCCGTGTCCTCTGAATGTCCAAGCTCAAAAGTAAGCGATGCCCATGTGTGTCTGGCACCATTGCTCGCCAGCTTGTCGAACATCCCGGAATAGGTTTTCTTGCCATGTTTCTCGACCTTCACCGGGCCTACCCTCTTCAGATACTTATCCATCCTCCTCAGATAGTTCGTCGTATTGGACCATCGTTCAGCGATGTCGAGGATGTACTTGTCTCCGGCATAGCGGTCGATGATGGCTTGAGCTTCCGGCTCGATCTTCACTGAGCAGAAAGCTCCCGTTTTTCTGCGGTAATACTCAAGCCTCCCGTTGATGATCTGCTCTTTTTTGGCTTCGAAAAGGTCAGCTGAATTGATGCCACGGAGATAGATCATGAGCATGTAGATGTCTCGACTTTTGGCGATATGATCTTCGGCCAGAGGATAATCTTTCAAAGTCCTTGTCTGCTCGATTGTCAAGTCCTGATGTCTTGTCTCCTGATGCTTGATTTTGAATGTGTCGTATGGGTATGGAATGTCCATTTTCTTCAGCTTCTTGGCATAATTAAAGACAGTTCTGACATTTCGGTGGTTGATGGCCCTGGCATTTGCTTTAGGTGCGGTTTTAGCCATAAACGCATCGAATCCCTCCATCCATTCCGGTGTCATGCCGTTGAATGTCAGATCCTCAATGTCACAGCCCTTGTGGTCGCAGAAGGCCTTGAGGCGGTTGAGGGTGTTGTTCCAGATGCTGATGGTGCCTGCCTTGGTCATCTTTCCGACATACTCCGTGAACACAGGGAGGAAGGAGTCCTTGTTCTGGGCTGAGTGGCCGATGGTGGCCATGAGCTTCTTCTTCAGATCTGCCGGAGTCATGCTGCCGAGCTTGCCGGTGACCTCCAGCTCCAGGATCTCGCTGGTGATGTCGACCATGCGGAGTCGCAGCATGGTGTTCCACTGCTTGGCCTTCGGATGGTTGATGATGGTGTCCGTCATCCACTGATCGGGCGTGAGCCGGATGGTTGTCGGAAGCATGATTGTCGTACCCTTGTGAAAATACTTGATCTTCAGAGGTCCGGGCTGGCCGTCCTTGACGGCACGCATGTCGAGGTAAAGTGAAACCTTTGCCATAGTGTTGTGTTTTTGATTGCAAGGTTTTTGCAAGGTCTCTGCACAAAACTGCACAGAATTGACCAGAATTGACCAATTTTCGTGCCATTCAAGCCGTTGAATCACTCTGAAAAACAAAAACTGCCGATTATCTAAGTGTATGATAATCAGCAGCTTGTATGTGTGTGATTCGGTTGGGATTCGAACCCAAGACCCACAGCTTAGAAGGCTGTGTACACCCTTACTACCTTGCTGATTTATAATTAGTTATGATGTAGTGTTTTGTCGTTTACAAAATTTTTGCACAGTTATTCTTTTTCTTCTATCACTCTGATCAGTACGCCTGTTATGATGTATCTATCAATGTTCTTTGTCAAATAAGATGTGCCGGCAAGACTTTCTTTGCGATAGTATGAATAAGGCTGAGAGACAACTTCTATTTTTAAGTTTGAAATGCCGTTTGCACCTCGGATTATTGCTTCGTCAACGGCCATTTTCAACAGTTCCTTTGCCTCCAAAGGTTCGGCCTTTACATTCCAATCGTCGATGGCTACGACTTTCGGATCTATAAAAATATTCAGTTCTCCTACAGGCGTATGAGGCTTGGGGTAATCATTAGGACTAAGATGTAGCCCTGCTTCAATATATGGGCGATAGTCGAGGAAAAGCACTTCTTTCTGAAGCTCTCTTGTCTGAAGAACGCCACAGCTCGACAATGCCAGGCAGCATACTGCAAGAAAAATAATCCGTTTCATATTACAAAATTTGTTATAATTTACACAAGTTTGGTATATCCGTTGTAATGTTGAGGTAACGACTTATACAAATGGATATGTTACCGTTTTATTACATTTCCTCGGCTTTCTTTACCTTCACGGCCACCATGGCCAGAAGCTCGGAGTTCTGCTCAAGCACCTTCTCGGTAAGCCGTCTTTGTGCTGCCACTTCGGCAACCAGCATGGCAATCGTCTGGTCAGCATTGACTATGTTCTTATTGCCGGCTATCGCAGTCGAATGGTCATCTGCCAGCACTGTCGGAGAGTTGTCCTGGGAGTAAGACGATTTGACAAACATTTCGCCTTCTCCTGTCAAGAGCCATGTCTTGTTGATTTCAGGAAATTCAGAAATAATCTGACTTGCAAGTTTCTCGCTTATGCGCTTCGTCTTGCCACTCATGATGTCATAAATGGCCTGAGCTCGCTTCATACCGAGTTTTTCTGAAAACTGCTTTACATTTAACTTGCTGTGTTCCAACAGCTTGATGATAACTTCTTTCATAACTGTAAAACATATTGGGTTAAAAATTCAGATAAATTCTTGATAATTCAGAAAATTTCTGTACTTTTGCACTCAATAAATATACGCAATGCAAATAAAACAAAAATAAACCGAAAAAGCAATGGAGGGAATAGTTCAGACGATCAATGTGAGTGCGACACTCAAGGCCATGGAAGTCGGTGCAAGTGTGTTCTTCGGTTCTGAGGTTTGCGAGAATACTATCAGGAACACGGCAGTGAGGCTGAAGAAGATGAATGCCGGAGCATGGGAGGTTGACAAGAGGAGGAATCCGGTGGGATTCATCGTCAC